GGCACACGCGCGCGCTTCGTCGTGCAGGTCCACGCGGTCGGTCCGGACCTCGAGAAGTGGATCGTCGATCGCTACGAAATCACCGAGTCGATGCGCGACGGGGCCGACGGCGGCAAAGCTCCGCTCGACCCCGCGCGCTACCTCGAGGACTGGGACACGATCACCGAGAAGGTGGTCCGCGCGACGTACCGCACGCAAGACGCGACGCGCGAACTGCGCGTGCTGCGCACGGTCGTCGACACCGCGGGCGAGGACGGCGTCACCGAGAAAGCCTACGCGTGGTACCGCAAGCTGCGCCTGGTCGGGCTGCACAAGCGTGTTGTTCTCAGCAAGGGCGCCAGCGACAAGAAAGCCCCTCTCCTGCGCGAGTCGATGGTCGGCGGGCGCAGCGCGAAGGACAAGGGCGACGTTCCGCTGCACATTTTCAACCCCAATCTGCTCAAGGACACGGTCAGCCACGGTCTGAAGCGCGAGCGGCCAGGCCCCGGATACATCCACCTCCCCGCGTGGCCGAACAAGGCGTTCTTCGACGAACTGCAGTCGGAGGTGCGGCAGCCCGACGGCACGTGGATGCAGATCCGCAAGCGCAACGAGACGTTCGACTTGCTGGTCATGGCGCGCGTCGGCATCCTCGTCCTCGGCGCCGAGAAGATCCGCCGGTGGGAGCGCGCGCCGGCGTGGGCCGCGCCGCTCGCCGAGAACAGCGAGGCGATGTCGGTCGAAGAGCGGCGCGACATGAAGGCGAACGAACGCGTCGCGACCGTGCCTGAGGTCGTGCGTCCGCCCGCTGCACCGCAGCGACCGCGTCGACGCGTCGCGCAATCGAGCTACGTGCGCGGCTGAATTTGCGCAATCGCACCGCGCAATTTGCGCGATGCGGCCGGGTACGATCGAAGCACACGAATTTTCGCGTGCGCGAACCCATGCCCATCACTCAAGCCGATATCGACCGCCTGAACGCGGCCCTCGCGCGTGATGAGCGGCAGGTCACGATCGGCGGCGAGACCGTGATCTACCGGTCGACGGCCGATCTCATCCGCGCCCGCGACGACCTGCAAGGGCAGCTCGCGCGAGAGACCGGGGCGACCCGGCGCGGCAAGGTCACGCGGCTCGTGTACGCCGGGCGGGGGTACTGAATGCGTGACGCCGTGCTCGCAGAGGCGAAGCGTCTCGGCGTCGGCGACTTGTTCGCGGCGCCGGCGGCGCGTCGCATCGTCGCGCGGTACGACGCCGCCGGCACGGGCCGGCGCATGGTGCATTGGCAGCCTCCGTCGAGCGGCCCGAACATCGCCAGCGCCGGCGCCCCGAAGGTCCGCGACCGCGCGCGCGACAGCGTGCGCAACGACTGGGCCGGCGCGAGCGCAAGCAGCAAGTGGAAGACCGCGCTCATCGGCGTGGGCATCACGCCGCGGTTCAAGCGCATCACGGACCGGAAACGCCGGCAGTATGTCCGTGACCTTTATGAGCGTTGGGTGCACTACTGCGACGCCGACGGCACGGTCACGTACTACGGACAGCAAACCCTGTCGGTCGGTGCGCAGTTCGACTCGGGCGACGCGTTCATTCTGAAGCGCCCGAGGCCGCTGGGTTCGCGGTGGGAAGTCCCGCTGCAGATCCAACTCATCGAGGGCGACCAGGTCCCGCACAACTTCGATGCCGACACGTGGCCGGGCTTGCCCCAGGGCAACACGATCCGCCGCGGCATCGAGCGCAACCGGTACGGCGAGCGCACGGCCGTGTGGATGTACCGACAGCACCCCGGCGATGGGCTGCTGCTCGACGTCGCGCGGCTGGTGCGCGTCCCGATCGAGGACGTGAGCCATTTCTTCGAGCCGCAGCGCATCGGGCAGTTGCGCGGCGTCTCGGAGATGGCCTCGATCCTGACGCGGCTGCGGAACGCAGAGGACCTCGACGACGCAGTTCGCGAGCGGCAGAAGTTGGCGAATCTCTTCGCCATGTTCGTGACGCGTGCCGCGAGTGACGACGGCACGGGCGACATCGACCCGCTCACGAACCTTCCGATCGAAACCGACGACGACGGCCCGATCGCGAGGCTGGAGCCCGGGCTGTCGATGGAACTCGACCCCGGTCAGGACGTGAAGTTTGCCAATCCGCCCGAGGCCGGCACGATGTACTCCGAGTACATGCGCACGACGCACATGGCGTCTGCCGCAGGGCTTGATCTGCCGTACGAACTCTTCGCGGGCGACATCAAAGAGGTCAGCGACCGAACCCTGCGCGTCATCATCAACGAGTTCCGCCGCCGCGCCGAGCAGCGCCAGTGGCAGACCGTCATCCCGAAGTTCTGCCGCGTCACGATCGGCTGGTTTGCCGACGCCGCGCTGCTCGCGGGCCTGATCTCGCGCGAAGAGGCCGACGCCGTGCGCATGGCCGAGTGGGCGCCGCACGGCTGGGCGCACATCCACCCGGTGCAGGACCCGCAGGGCAAGATCCTCGAGATCGACGCGGGCCTGCGCTCGCGCTCGAGCACGATCGGCGAGCGCGGCGACGACCCCGAGGCCGTCGACGACGAGCGCGCGGACGACAAGCAGCGCGAGATCGACCTCGATCTGTGGGTCGACCCGGCGGCGAAGGCCGCAAAGCCGGACGTCGACACCGACGACGTGCCACCGGGTGAGTACCCGCAGCCGAAGAAGGCGAAGAAATGACGGCGCCGGTACTCAGTGCTGTCGCAGAGCCCGTCAACCTGCACATCGTGCAGGGGGCGGACTTCGAGTTCTGGGTCGTGCTCGGACCGGAGAACGCGCCGATCAACCTGACCGGCGTGACGGCCGAGGCGCACATCCGGCGGCACCCGCTGGATCCGAGTCCCCTTGCGGCGTTCGAGATCACCATCACGCCGCTCGAGGGCCGGCTCGTCCTGCGGCTCACCGACGCGGACACGACGGCCGTGCCGGCAGTCGACGACCCCAGCGCGAAGGGGAGCCGATCTGTGTGGGATCTCGTGATCCAGGACACGCTGGGCCGAAAGATTCAGATCCTGCGCGGCGACGTGCGGGGCTACTTGAAGGTGACGCATGCCGATTGACATCTGTATGCCTGCCCTCGAACACGTGATCAACGTGAGTCGCGTCTCGCGCGTCGTTCGCGTGACGATGCCGTTGCAGGGGCCTCCGGGGCCGATGGGCCTTCCGGGCTCGAGCGTTCACCAGCGCGTCGCGGTGCGCCCACTGGGCGGACATCGACTCGTCATCGCCGTTGGCGAGCAAGGTGCGGACTACGCCGATGCAGGGGACGTGACGCACTTCGGTCGCGTGATCGGGATGACCACCGGGGCCGTAGCGGCCAGTGATGTTGTTTCCGTGCAGGCCAGCGGTGCCATCGACGAGCCGTCGTGGTCGTGGATGCCGGATCAGGACGTGTGGCTGGGCGCGAACGGCATGCCCACGCAGACACCGCCTTCCAACATCGATGCGGTAGCGCAGCGCATCGGCTTCGCTCTCACGCCGACCCGCCTGTGGGTCGATCTCGCTGACCCCCTCCTCATCAACTGAAAGGATCCTATGGCCGCCAAACGTTTCGTCGCGCTCGTCGCGGGCCGACTCAAACAGCTCGCCGGCGTCGTGACGTCTGCCGGTGCCACCAACGACGGCGACCTGGTCGCGCTCGACGCCGCCGGCAAGCTCGACGCCAGCGTGCTTCCTGCGGGCATCGGCCAGAACACGGTGGCGGCCGCCGCGAGCGAAGCGCTAGCCGCCAACGATCTCGTCAACCTCTACGACAACGGCGGGACCATCGGTGTCCGCAAAGCCGACGCCACGGCCGAGGGCAAAGAGTGCAACGGCTTCGTCAAGGCGGCGGTCGCGAACGCGGCGTCTGCCACGGTTTACCTCTCGGGCAACATCATCACCGGGTTGTCGGGCTTGACGCCGGGTGCGCGGCAGTACACGGCGACCACGGCGGGTGCGCGCACCGAGACGCCGCCGGCGGCGGCAGGCAACGTGGTGCAGATGGTCGGCTACGCCGCCAGTGCGACCACGGTCATCTTCGAGCCCGAAGAGCCAGTGACGGTGGCCTGACATGGCGACGCGGCGGCCATTGGTCCTTTCCGGCGGGCGGGTCAAAGAACTGCCCGCGGGAGACGCCACTGTCGGCTCGTCCGCGCCCACGGAAGTCACGCTCGACTTCGGGACGGTGCCGACACATTCCAAGGGCTTTTCCTTCGCTGATGCGGGGGCGGTCGTCGGCCAGCGCGTGGTCATGACGCCGCAGGCAGACGGCGACGAGTACGAAATGGACGGCTTCACTTGCGCGGCCCATGTCGTCGACGCGGGTTCGATCGCGGTCTACGTACACGCGATGCCGGGGCCGGTGCGCGGCACGCGCAAGTTCAATTACGTACTGGGGTGATATGGCACTGATCCAATCCGGCGTTGACGCGACCCTGCTGACCGTCGACCCCGCCTTCAAGGCTGCGCGCATCTCGCCGCGTCCGATGGAGTCGCGGGCATGGCTGTCGGTGGGTGCGCGCTCCGGGGCGCTCACCGGTGCAGCCGCGAACTCGGCCGTCTTCTCGTTTCGCAACATCTCGGCGAATCTGGTCCTCGTGCGTCGCGTCGGTGTCGGCCTAACGCTGACGACCGGGTTCACCACGGCGCAGGAGGTGGCCTTCGGCTTGATGTTCGCGCGCGCTTTCACCGCGTCGGACACAGCGCAGACGGCGATCGCGCTCACCGGCAACAACACCAAGGTGCGCACGGCGCTTGGCACGCTCACCTCGGTGGACTGCCGCATCTCCAACACCGGCGCCTTGACCGCCGGCACGAAGACGCTCGACACGAACCACTTAGGGGTGGTCGGTTCGTACGCGGCGGCGACAACGGCGGGTGCGGTGCTCGCACCTTCGCAGAACAATCTGCTGTCGCAGGACACCGGCGACTACCCCATCGTGCTGGCGCAGAACGAAGGCATAAACATCATGAACCTCGTTGCGATGGGCGCGGCCGGAGTCGGCACGCTGTACGTCAACGTCGAACTCGCGGAAGTCGCGGCGTACTAACCATGCCGGTCGACGTCTTCCCACCTCCCGTCGTTCGCGTAGGCGCGCTGTCGGGGCCTCCGGGCCCGGAGGGGCCGCCCGGGCCGCCCGGCAGTGACGCACTCGTCTACGTCGCCACGAGCCCGATCGGCGGGCACGTTGTCGTCGCCGAGTCGGCAGGCGGCCTCGCCGTCGCAGACGCGAGCAACCTCGACCACATGCTGCGTGTCGTGGGCGTCAGCACCAATGCCGCGGGCGTGGGCAACGACGTCAACGTGCAGATGCGCCGCGCGATCACCCACAGCGGGTGGGCGTTCACGCCTGGTGCGCCGGTCTTCCTCGGGTTGGCGGGCGCGCTGGTGCCGACGCCGCCCGTCGGCGCGCAGTTCTCGCAAGTCGTCGGCGTGGCGCTGACATCAACGTCGCTCTTCGTGGCGATCCAACCTCCTGTTCGACTCACCTAAGGAACCCATATGGCCGCCAAGAAATTCCTCCGTTTGATCGCCGGCGTGATGACCGAAGCGTTCGGCGTGCAATCCAGCGCCGGTGCGGGCAACGCGGGCGACATCGTCTCGCTCGACGACACCGGGCGCATCGACGCCACCATGATGCCGGTCGGCATCGGGGCAGACGTCAAGATCATCCAGGCCAGTGAAGCACTGGCGGCCGGAGACTTCGTCAACGTGCACGATGCGAGCGGCGCTCGCGTCCGCAAGATGGACGCCACCACCGCGGGCAAGACGGCGGACGGCTTCGTCCTCGCCGCGGTCTCGAGCGGCTCGAACGCGACGGTGCATTTCGAAGGCACGAACAACCAGGTCACCGGGCAGACGCCGGGACCGGTCTACATGCAGACTACCGCAGGCGTGGCGGGCGCGACAGTGCCGAGCGCGGCGGGGAACGTCGTCCAACAGGTTGGCGTCGCGGTCAGCGCGACGGAGATCAATTTCGAGCGCGGCGTGCCGGTGACGCTGGCCTGATGCCGTGACGGTCCGCAAGCCTCTCGTTCTGATTGCGGGCGCCGTCGCGGAGTTGCCCGTCGGCGACACGACCGCGGGCGCTTTCGCATTCGGCGGCGAGATCGACTGCTCGACGAACCCGAATTATCCGGTCGCGTCCGCAGGGACGATCTACCGCGTCTCGCAACCCGGCAAGATCGGCGGCGCACAGGGAGTTGTCGTTGCGACAGGCGACAGCGCATTTTGCGTGTCGTCAACCGGCGCCGGTACGCAAGCGAGTGTCGGCGGCAATTGGCTCATCTTCGCGGGCAAGGTCCCGGTTCTTGGTTTCGCCCGCTGGCGCGTCAGTATCGCGGCGAACGACGGAGATGCGTCATACACGTCACTGGACCGCGTTCAGTTGTTCGTCGGAACCACGAACATGGTTCCGACAGCCGTGTCGTTCGCTGCGTCGTCGAGCAATGGCGGCGACGGACCCGCCAACGTAGTCAACACCGACAGCGATGCGTGGATCACCAGTTCCGGACAGGCGTTGCCATCGAACATCACGGTCGTGCTGCCTGCGCCGGTACAACTGACGTCGTACACACTCACGTCACAGCACGTAGTTACCGGGCGGGCGCCGACCGCGTGGGCCCTCCAAGGCAGTAACGACGGGGAGGCGTGGACGACAGTCGACACGCGAACAGGAATCACGGGCTGGGGAATCCAAGAAACGCGCACGTTCCAGATATCGTAGTGAGTTGCGAAATCCCACCGCGCAAATCCGACCAATCCGCTGCTCATAATTGCGCTGCAATCACGCTGCGAAAATCCATGCGTTCCTGGTACAAGATCCTCGCGAAGGCGAACGCCGACGGCACGAAACAGCCGGCTCGGCTGTCGATCTTCGACGACATCGGTTTCTGGGGCGTCACGGCAGCGGCGTTCATCCGCGACATGCGCGCGGCGGCCGAGGGCGCGGACGAGATCGTCCTCGAGATCAACTCGCTCGGCGGTTCGGTCTTCGACGCCATCGCGATCTTCAACGCGCTTCGCGCACACGACGCCTCGGTCACCGTGAAGGTGATGGGCGTCGCGGCGAGCGCGGCGAGCTACATCGCGATGGCCGGCGACAAGATCGTCATGCCGTCGAACTCGTTCCTCATGGTGCACAACCCCATGACGGGCGCGTTCGGCAACGCGAACGAACTGCAGAACGTGGTCGACGCGTTGCGAACGCTCGAGACGTCCATCGCCGCCACTTACGTCAAGCGCTCGAAGAAGGGCGAGGATGACGTCAAGGCGATCCTCGCCAAGGACACCTACCTCACCGCGGACGAAGCGCTGGACTTCGGGTTCTGCGACGAGGTCATCGACGCTTTCGCCGCGACCGCGGCGTTCGACGTCGATCACCTGCCGGAGAACGTTCGTGCGGTGTTCGTGGCGCAGATCGACGACACGAAGACCGAACCCGTTGTCGAGGACGACACGAAACCCGAGACCGCGGCGGCTGTCGCCACCGCGATCGTCAACCTCGCGACCGAGGCCGGTTTCGCCGAGCATGCGACCGCGTGGGCGCTGAACTACGGCTCGGTCGAGGACGCGCGCGCTGCGCTCGTCGTCGCGCAGGACACGCGCGACATGTGCGCGCTCGCGCGTCTGCCCGAGAAGGCCAGCGCGTTCATCGTCGCCCGCACGCCGGTCGCTGACGTGCGTGTGGCCCTCGCCAAGCACCTCGCCGAGACCGCGCCGATCATCGACAACGTGCCGCCACAGAAGGGCGTCACGAACCAAGCACCCGCCACCAAGCCGGTGACGACGGCTGGCATCTGGGCAGCAACACGTCGTCAACACAAACGGAGCGCATGAACATGCCGGTTCTGAACGAAGGCAAGCACAACATCGAGTTCCTCCTGACGGAGGGCAACCACACGATCTCGCGCGAGCAGGTCACGATCGCCGCGGCGGCACCCGCGATGGTGTCCGGGCAGTTGCTCGGCAAGATCACCGCGTCGAGCAAGTACACCGTGTATAGCAACGCCGCGAGCGACGGCACCGAAGTCGTCGCCGGCATCCTGCTCTACAACACGAAGGACTCGGCGGCCGATCAGAAGGCCGCGATCATCGCGCGCCATGCCGAGGTCCGCGAAGCCGATCTCGTGGGCGTCGACGCCGCGGCCAAGGTCGACCTCGCCGCGCTGCACATCGCGCTGCGCTGATCAAAGACGCTCAGGGGAACACCAACATGCATCTCGACATCTTCAACAACGACGCGTTCAACGTCTCGCAGCTCACGCTCGCGATGAACGAGTCGATCCCGCGCGAGCCGGGTCGCCTGGGCGAACTCGGCCTTTTCCGCGAAGAGCCGCTCACCACGACGTCGCTGTCGATCGAGTCGATCGGCACGACCATCGCGCTGGTGCAGACGAGCCCGCGCGGCGCCCCCGCGCTGGCGGTCGGCAACGACAAGCGCAAGCTGCGTTCGTTCAACACGGTGCGCCTCGCTCGCGAGTGGGCCGTGTACGCCGACGAGGTGCAGAACCTGCGCGCCTTCGGCAGCGAGACCGATGTCGAGACCGTGCAGAACCTCGTGAACCGCAAGCTGGCGCTGATCAAGCGCAACATCGACGCGACGCACGAGTGGCAGCGCATGGGCGCGCTCAAGGGCCAGGTGCTCGACGCCGACGGCTCGGTGCTGCTCGACTGTTTCACGGACTTCGGCGTCTCGCAGATCACGTTCAGCCTCGGGCTCGCCAACCCGGCGACCGACATCAAGCAGAAGTGCGTCGACCTGAAGCGCCTCATCAAGAGCGAACTCGGCGGTCTGCGCGGTCGCGGCGGCGTGCGGGCGATGCTGGCGCCGGACCTGTTCGACGACTTCGTCGCACACGCGAAGGTCGACGCGGCCTTCGACCGGTGGATGGACGGCCAGTTCAAGCGCACGACGCAGAACGAGGACGGCTTCTACTTCGGCGAGATCTTCTGGGAAGAGAACGACGACGCCGTGGGCGCGACGCCGTTCGTCGAGGCCGGTGCGGGCTACGCATGGGCGCAGGGCGTGTCGGACCAGTTCATCTCGTATTTCGCTCCGGCGGACTACCTCGAGACGGTCAACACCACGGGCCTGCCGTACTACGCCAAGCAGTGGATGATGCAGAACGGCAAGGGCGTGCAAGGCGAAGGCCAGTCGAACCCGCTGCACCTGAACACGCGCCCGCGCGCGGTGGTCAAGATCACGGCCTGACGCATGGCGCACCCGGCATTCGTCCGGGCGTTCGACAGCATCCTCCGCCGACTCGGCAAGGATGCTGTTTTTCGTTCGGGGACCCCAACGCGCGTGCACCTCGCGACGGACGTCGAGGTCACGGGCGAGCACGGCACGCTCGTCGTCGACCGCGAGATCGCGTCGATGTGGGCGAGCCTCGAGCCGCGCGCCGGGGACGCGCTGACCGTGTACGACGAGTGCGGGGCCGGCACCAACTACGTGATCGACGAGCCGCCGTTCGCGAACAACGGCGTGCGCGTCAAGGCCATCCTCCGCCGTGTCGCTTGACCTGCGCATCGACCTCGCGGACGTCGAGCGCGTCGCCGCGCGCCTGACGTCCTTCAGCCAGGTCCGCCTGCGCGAGGCGGCGGCACGAGCCGCGAACAAGACGGCGGACCGCGCCATGCCGACGCTGCGCAAGCAGATCGGCGCGCGCGTTGCGCTGCCGGCCGCGTTCATCGATCGCCGCACGACTAGCCAGCCCGCATCCGCGGCGAAGTCGGTGCAGGAGGCCGTGCTCATCGCGCCGGCAAGCGCGGCATCCCGGCC